CGGCGCGTCGATGCCCACCATGTCGGCGGTGCCGAACCCGCAACTGTGGTACCTCGCGTCCGCCGGGTACCCGGACTCCACCCAGCTCGCATCCGTACGACGGCGGGGTATCCGGGGTGACGACGACAGGCTCGCCTACTTCGAATGGTCGATCCGCCCCCACAACGAACTGTGCCCGAGGGACGAACGGGTCGGCCGCCGGTCCAACGAGTTCATCGTGTGCACCGAACATGATGACCGGGACAACCCCGCGTCGTGGGCGAAAGCAAACCCCGCTTTGGGGTACCGGATCACCGCGGACCACGTGGCGTGGGAACTGAACTCCATGCCCGAGGACGCGTTCAACGTGGAACGTCTCGGCGCAGGTCACTGGCCCACCGACGACGAAGGCTGGCTCGCTGTCAGCGAGGACCAGTGGAACGCGTGCGAAACTCAGATCCTCGGCGGTACCGCCACCCCGGTGTGTTTCGCGGTGGATGTGACCCCTGACCTGACCGCCGCGTGTATCTCCGTGGCGTGGATGCGGCCCAGTGACGGGATCATCATCGTGGAGCAGCCGCAGGACTGTTTCCGGCCCGGCACATCCTGGGTGGTCCCGAAGCTGATGGAGCTGCGCCGCAAGTGGAAGCCGCTGGGTATCGCGGTACCGAAAACCGCGCCCGCGTCCGCGCTGATCGACGACGCTGAGAACCGCGGGATCGAGCTGATGAAAGCCACCGCCTCGGAAGAGGCGCAGGCGTTCACGCTGATGATCACCGCGATCCGCGACAAGCAGCTCGGCCAGCTCGGACCCGACGAGGCTCCGTACCTGCGGTCCGCTGTGGCCCGCGCGGAGACACGGGACATGGGCGACGGGATGCGCGGCTGGTCCCGGAAGAACAGCGCCAGCAACATCACCGCGCTGACCTCCGCTACACTGGCCCACTGGGCATACAACCGGCTGCGCCGCGGGTACAACCCGCTGAAGAGCATCGGCTGACGATGAGCAGCGACGAAACGCCTTGGTTTGAGGCGGACTACGAAGACACCTGTAAGCAGTGCCGCAAGCATATTTATATGAGTGACACAATCCGGGCTGTCAGTAACGGACCTGGCTATCTGTGCGTGGTTTGCGGCCAGCAGGAACCTCCGCGCCGAACCTACAATCCGCTGGACAGTATCGGATAAGGGAGCCTGAAAATGCCTGTACTGAAGTCACTGGATAATGCGACAGGTGATGGTTCGGCTCTAGATGTCGGGGCGGGGCTGGCGGATGAGTTTTGTATGGTCATCCAGCGTCTCGACAGTTCGGGGGCTGCTACCGCGTACCTGGAAGGTTCGCTGGACGGCAGCACGTGGACGGCGATGCTGGTGGAGCCCGGTTCGACCTTGACACCGAACGGGAACTCTGGCGCGCAGTGTGAGCTGAGCCTGGGCAGTAGCGGCACGCAGGTATATAACCTCGCGTCCCGCGGTGTCCTGTTCAGGTATGTACGCGCAACCATCACGGGCGGCATCCACGCCGACGCCTGGGTCGCAGCCAAGCCTGCTGGTCTCGCAGTTACCCCGCCGCTGACCTAATGCGCATCCCCGAGGGGATGGGCATTGACCGCTCCTACGCAGACGAGCAGGCTATTCGGGATGCGCACTGGCATCCCGGGCCTGGTGAGATAGTCATCGACATCGGGGCCGCGATCGGCAACTACACCATCCCCGCTCTGCTGAACGGGGCACTGGTCATCGCCGTGGACCCCGACAGGAAAGCGACAGCCAAACTCGCCCGCGTGGCCAGGTTCAACGGCATGTCGAAGTTTTCCATCTGCACCGCCGCACTGTGGGACGACAACGTCGGCTACCCGCAGGAGATGCGCGACGCGCTGGAAGACTCCGACTTCTCCTACCTGATACCGTCAGCGTCAGCGAAGTGGCTCACCCTCGACCAGGTGACCGCGACGTATAGGCTGGACAGGCTGGACTGGGTGAAGATAGACGTCGAGGGAGCAGAACTCGGGGTCCTGCGGGGTGGCGTGGAGACACTCACCAGGTTCCATCCCAGGCTAATCATCGAGGACCACACCGAGGTGTACCCGTTCGTGGCCGCCATGGACAGCAGGCGACTCTGCCGGGAACTACTGAAACGGCTCGGCTACCAGGTGAAGGAAATATCCTGGGGGCCGCCTCCCCGTACTTACCTGGTAACGTCGTGACCGCGCACAACCCGCTGCGCAGCATCGGGTAAAAAGCCAGTCCCGGGGGGGAGCTGCCGTGCCCGACTCCTCCGTCCTGACCCAGGTCATCAGCTCCGCCGGGGCTGGCACCGCGCTCATCGTCGTCCTGATCCTCACCGGCATCCTCACCACCCGCCAGTACACCGACCGGGTCGAAGCGGAAGGTAAACGCTGGAAAGAGGCTTACGAAGCTGAACGGCAACTTTCCGTAGCTAAGGACCAAGCGGTCGGCGCGGCTGTCACCCGCGCCGATTCCGCCATCGAGGTCGCGGCGCTCACTAAGGAACTTCTGGAAGACCTCAGACGGAGGACAACCGGTGAGATTCGGGAAAAGACGCCGCCCTAAAGACGTGAAAGCATCCGCTGACGAAGCGGTCGATGCCCGCGAGTCAGCCGCGGCGCGCCTCTCCGAGACCAGGGACCTGATCGCCGCCCAAGCCGAGCGGGCCCGGCAAGAGCGCGCAACCATCATCGCGGCGGTCCGGAAAATGCGTGAACAGGATAACCTGACCGGACTGATCCTGGACGAGGTGGAACGGGGGACGCGCGGTGAACCAGGCTCAGATTGCGACCGACCTCACCAATGACGCGATCTTCTACGGCCTCGCAGCGTCCCTGACATTCCTGACAGTCGTAGCGGTACTGAACCCCATGCTGTGGAAAACGTCGATCGGGCGCAGCCTGATCCTGCTGGACGTGGGACTAGTGGCGCTGTACCTACCCTCGGTGCTGCACCGGTTCTTCGGACTCCACATCGGCATGGTCGGGTTCGCCTGGTATTACCTGGTCACTTTGCTAGTCGTGGGTTCGGCGGTGTGGTGGCGGACCATCATCATGATCAAGGTTCAGCTGCGGCGAAGACAAAACGGAGAGTGATGGCAGTAGTCACCGCGTGGAACACTCAGCGGGCCCGGATCCCGTGGCAGCCCGCCTCGGAGGAGCATCCTCGGCCGCTGGGACGGAACGTCTACCACGACTCCCGTAACCGCGCCTATCCGTGGCGCACGCCGATGCGGACGTACGCCGGGCTGACCTCACAGCTGTGGACCCGGCACATCCCCATCCTGGACCAGGGCAACGCGGGGTCCTGCACGGGGAACGAACAGGTAGGTGCGGTAGGCACCGGCCCGCTGTACACGGCGCTGCCTTCCAGTCACCCGACGCTGGACGAGGCGCTGGCAGTGAAAATCTACAGTGGGGCTGAGACCATCGACGGGGATGGTCCCTACCCTCCCAACGACAACGGCTCGTCGGGTCCGTCAGCCGCGCAGGTCGCGAAAAACCTGGGGCTCATCTCCGGGTACCTCCACTGCTTCTCCCTGAACGACGTGCTGGACGCCCTGGAAGACGGCCCCGTAGGTATCGGCAGCAACTGGTACGACTCGATGGACCAACCCGACCGGTCCGGCCTTGTCAGCATCAGCCCCGGCGCTGCCGTACGCGGCGGCCACGAATACCTGTGCCGCGGCAAAGACACCGAGAAGAAACTGGTGTACCTGGATAACTCCTGGGGTGAGGGGTGGGGTACGGGCGGTTCGTTCACCTATAGCTACGCGACCCTGGAACGTCTTCTCGCCGAGCAGGGCGACGCCACGGTTTCACTGCCGCTGACCGTCCCCGTGCCGCCCCCGGTACCGCCCCCGGTCGACCCGGATCACGTGTTCGCGCAAGTGCTGCACCCGTGGGTATTGTTGCATCACATCGGCGGCAACGGTCACATTTCGCGGGAAGCCGCAGTGTGGCTGAAAGCCAAGGGATTGTAGGAGGAGCATGGCAACCGCAACCAGGCCGCTGCAAAGCGTTCCGGTCGAGAAGATCGCTGAGCACGCCGACCAGGTGCGGCCCGGGGTGATCATCCTCGCGGTGATCACCGCGTTCTTCTTCGGTATCGGCTGGACGGTCGGTGCTACGTGGCGCGGGGTCGTGTTCTGCTGCCTCGCCGTCCGGTACGGATACAGGCAGGGCGCGCACGTCTCCGTCGCACCCGCACCCGCACCCCCACGCGAAACTTAACCTGACACGGGCTAGGTTTTCCCCTTGGGGCGTTTCCTGGGGCGTTTCTTCGCCCCCCACTTCAGCGGAGCGGTATGCGGGGGCAGGTCGCGAGTGTTCAGCCGCATCGCCTGAAGGTTCGTGTGCTTCTCTTTGCACCAGCAGCCACTGCCTGCCTTGTGCTGTATCGCCGCCATGACCTGACCTTAACAGGTGGGAGAGCGCGCCGAGCTGACTACTCGCGCTCCTGCCCCGGGTCGCTTCTGGCCAGTTCACTTACGGGGCGGCGGTGACTAGTACGTCCCACCCGCTTCGTGCCCCCTCCGCGTGTGACGGCGGACCGCGCCCGTTCCAGCATCCGCCGCGAGACGGACCGGATACGCGCGTACCTATACAGGCGGGGGCCTGAAGCCGAGCCACTTTCAGGAGAAGCGGTGGCCCGGCACGGAAAACTTTAGCGCACGGAAGGGAGGCTGGCAATGGGTCTGGTAGACCGGGTTCAGGCCAGCCGCTCTGAGCAGCGCGTTATCGGCGGAGTCCCGTGGCGGCCCTGGGACTCGCCGTTCATGAACTTCGGGTCCGGTGGCCCCATCCACCCGTCCCGCGCGGTGTACGGCACCGATGAGGCGCTCCGCCTGACCCCCCTGTACGCGTGCGTCAGGCTGATCGCGGAGTACATCGCTTCGCTGCCGCTGAACGTGTACATCAAACCTCCTGGCGGCGCGCAGAAAAAGTGGGAGGGCCCGTCGATTTTCGACGACCCCGCCCCGGATACCAGCACGATGGACTGGGTGTACGAATGTCTCACGTCGTTGTTGCTGCACGGTAACGCGTGGGGGTACATTCTTAGCCGGGACGGGTACGGGTACCCGCAGCAGATCCAGTGGATGCCCCCGGAGATGATCACGGTTGTCGATGACGAGTCGCAGCCGTACAACCCGCTCCGCAGCCGCGTGTATTTCTACGGCAGGCTGATGCAGCGGGAAGAGTACTTCCACATCAAGGCGTTCAGCCTCCCGGGTCGCACTGAGGGTATCAGCCCGCTGCGCGCGTTCGCCCTGACGATCCTGAACGGCCTGGAAGTCACCCGGTACGGCACGGACTGGTTCAAGGCCGGCGGGTTCCCCCCCGGCACGTTTAAGAATAACGAGATCGAGATTGACACGTCGCAGGCCGCTGAGATCCGGTCGCTGCTGAACCAGTCGATCCGGAACCGCACCCCCTTGGTGTATGGCAGGGACTGGGATTATAACCCGATTTCCGTTCCCCCGTCTGAGGCGCAGTTCATCGAGACGATGCAGATGAACGCTACTCAGCTCGCCGCGGTGTACGGGCTCCCCCCGGACAGGGTGGGCGGTAAGAGGGGTGACTCTCTTACCTATAGCACGGTGCAGCAGGGTGCTTTGCAGATCATTGAGGCGCTCCGCCCGTGGATGGTCCGGCTGGAAACCGCGTTCTCCAAGATACTGCCGGAGCGGCGGAAGGCAAGTTTCGCCACCGACGCGCTGCTGAAAGCTGACCTGGCTGAACGCGCGAACATTTACAAGGTGTGGCGGGAGATCGGGTACAAGTCGATCGACGAGATGCGCAGCACCGAGGACCTGGAGCCGTTGCCGAACAACGTCGGGACGGATAACATCCCGCTGGAAGCGGTCGTGGCGATGTCCCGGTCGACCCGGGCGATCCCGAATACGTTGCTCCCGCAGGTCACCCTGGAACAGCGGCTGCTGTACGAGTACCTCCAGTCTCTCGCGGTGAACCAGGAGCCGTCTGGTTTGCCGCCGGGTGCGGGTGCTGCTACTGGCCCGGGTGCGGGCGACGCCCCGCCAGCAGTCAACATCCCCGGCGGTCTCGGTGCCAACCTGAACCCGGCGACGGCCGGCGGGCCGGGTGGTGCGGCCGGGAACGGTGCGGCGGGTACGGGCGGCGGGTTCAAACCACCGAACGTGCTCCAGCAGATCGTGAAGGACATGCTGTCCGTGCGCAGCGACGGGAGCATCGACCCGCACGTACTCGCGCAGATTGTCGCAGCGGTCCGCGCCGCGGAACGTAACGACGAGATGGGCCCCGAGTTCGTAGGGCCGTGGATTCCGCCCCGCCCCAACGGGCACAACGGGCATCACTGAGGAGACCGAATGCCGCCTGCGAAGAAAGTACCGGCCAAGGGTAAAAAGCCTGCGCCGAACACGAAGGCTCCGGCTGGTTCGTATGCGCTACCCGGCGGTGGCCCTGGTGGTGCTGACGCCTATCCGCTGAACACGAAAGCCCGGGCCGCTAACGCCTTGTCCCGGGTGGCGGCGAACGGTACCCCGGCGGAGAAGGCGAAGGTACGCGCTGCGGTGAAACGTACACACCCTGAGCTGCCTTCCTCGCAGGGTAAGGGTGGCTCTACTGCCGCTAAGGCAGCTAAGCCTGCCGCATCGAAAACTACGAAGAGTAAAGCCCGGCCCGCCAGGAAACCCTGACCGGCGCAGTACAAAGAGAAGGACAGGAGTCATGGCTGAGCTGGACACCCACAACCTGATTGACAGTCAGTTCGCGTGGATTGAGCCTGGTGGCATGCGCGACCCGGGCGGCAGGACTACGCCGCGGGATAAGCGTCACCTCCCGATGCACGACGCTGCCGCGGTGCGGTTGTCACTGTCGCAGGCCCCGAACGACCCGTTCGGTAAGCTGGCGATGCCCGCGCTGATTAACGCGGCCCGGAAGTTCGGCGTGAATGTCACGGCGGCGCAGCGGTCGTTCGGGGGGATGGAACCGGATTCCGGTAGTTTCCCTGAGCGCCGGTTTATCCGGTTCCCGCTGGAAACCCGTGAGGACGCCAACACGAAGGCGCAGCACATCTGGGGTTACGCGGCGTGTTTCGATAAGCTGTCCCGGAAGCTGGGCGGGTTCGTGGAGCAGGTCAACCGGAACGCTTTCGACGAGTCCAAGCAGGACGGATGGCCGGATGTGGTGTGCCGGTATAACCACAATGACGACGCGCTTCTGGGTACGACTTACGCGCGGACGCTGAACCTGGGTATCGACGAGACCGGCTTGATGTACGACGTGGAACCCCCGAAGTCCCGGCGTGACGTGCTGGAGTACGTGCAGCGTGGTGACATCCGCCATTCCAGTTTCGCGTTCAGGGTTTTCCCCGGCGGTGATGAGTGGGGTGTTTCGGAGCAGTTCGGGTACCCGATGCGGACGTTGCACGCGGTGCAGCTCATCGACGTCGCGCCTGTCCTGGACCCTGCCTATCCGGATGCTACAGCGGCGGCCCGGTCGATTGACGGCGCGGTCCGTTCGCTGGCTTCGTGGGCGCAGGCCGAACCGTCC